GGCATGACTAGTTCAGCAACTCCTACTTGAATAAGTCCTTTTGCACAATCAGAACAAGTAGGAAGACCTGATACGTAAACAGTTGATTTATTTAAACACACACCATTAAAAGATGCATTATAAATCATGTTCATTTCAGCATGAACAATTCTGACATATTTCTCTTCTCGGTTACTATATAGGTTAGGACTATCAAGCATTCCTCGAGGAAATCCATTATATCCTTGAGCTAAGACTTGTCCTTTTGAACCTACAGCAATAGCTCCAATTTGACTTGAAGGATCCTTAGACCATCCAGCAATAGTTTTAGCCAGCTCTAAATATCTTAGATCCCATTTGTGTTGACGATTAGTATTATGTGACAAGATTAAAATGCCTTTCATATACGTGAAGATTTTGTACCTGCCAGATCATCATACCAGCACTAACCGGATCTTTAACTCTATAGATATTATTTAAATCTTCTACTAGTTTATTTTGTACATGTCGTTGCCAAGCATAATCATTCTTATAGCCAAATACTACATCATTAGACCGCATTTGGACTACACAATGAAGTAAATTATCACGAATATAGTAAGTGACAGCGTTAGTACAAATGAAATCAGATTTTCCATTTTCGTCAAACTCCACCCAAATAGAAGGCCGATTATAGATCATAGAAGCACGCCTACCATCGGGATTTTTGTCTAGTTCAGACAATGCATTTTGATATTGATCAAAATATTTATTAGCATAAATCAGATGACCATAGTTTGAATTAATTTCACCATGCGTATTAGCAGCATATTTCCAAGCCGCAGGCGCATCTTCACCAGACTCTTTATTAATATCAAAGATATTAGTCGACTGGTTATCATACCAATCTAATTCTTTTTGAATATATGAAAGAGACGGTTTACCGAATATAGATGGTTCATCAGCAATAAATGATGCGCCGATCATCTCAATAGTTCGTGCTCCGGTTTTATCAATAGTGAATGCTTCATCATTTAATTCATCAACAAAGAATTGACGAACATCTTTTACAGAATTCATTTTCATTGCTCACATACTCTCTTTCTTAGATCGCTTGTTGAAAAGCGATGATCACGTTTGTTAAAGTATAAATCAATTCCACGGTTGCGACATTCATCTTTACCAGTAAAATCCTTGCTTCTATACTCTTCACCAAGTATCCTAACATTAATTGGATACATGTTTATTATATCAAGTAAATCGGCTTCTGTACAATAAATAATGATCTCATCAACATATTTTATTGCAGAAAGCTGTACTTGTCTTTCCACAATATTTTGTATCGGAGAATTCTTTTCCTTACGATCAATATTAGGATTTACTTGCAGACCGCAGATCAAATAGTCACATTGTGACTTTGCTTCTCTGAGCATAGATACATGTCCAGCATGAAGTAAATCAAAAGTACTACAAGTAAATCCAACTTTCATTAGTCGTGTTCTCCATTATTTCTACGACCATTATATCCATCAATTCTATCGAAAAGTTTAGGATTGCGCTTTGCGGTATCAAATGTACCAACTGTAATCACAATTGCTGCTAATAACAATGTATGAACGATTGCGTTAACGCCCCAAAACATAATGCTTCCTATGTACATAGAGCATACAGATACCCACATCCAAGCAAGTATTTGCATAATTAAATGTCTAACTTGAAGATTTGGTATATTTCTTAAAGGATTAATATCTGCATCCATGACACTGTTCCAAGCATCATTAATAAATTCTCTCATTGTCCGATCTCCCTACAGTTTCTCTTATAATATCATTATGGTTAAACTCAGCCCAATATAACTCAAAGGCCACACCGGGTTCAATACATTCAAATTGATGATAAACTCCTGGTTTTACTTTAGTATATTCACCTGCTTGTAAAATAGTTTCATCAATTAAATCGTAATCTTTTTGCCATACACGGATGAGCATTATTCCTGACTCGATATAAAAGCCATTCCATTTATATTCATGAAGATGTTTTGAGCATACTCCCGTAGCTTCCATTTCAATACGATGAAATTCTAAAGTACCATTAGCTTCAATGAGTTCAGTCATTCCCCAGACTTTACCAGCTTTCAATTATTTACTCCTTCATAGTTAGCAAGAAATTCTCTATCAATTTCTAAAGACCAATCTTTAGTAACATATGTTTTACCATTCCATTTGTATGTACCAGCAAAAACATAATCACGAGTTTTTTTATCATTTAAATATATGAAAACCCAATCAGGCTGATATAAGCTAGGATACTTTTTACGCTTTTCTTTTAAACGATATAATACATTAGGAATATAATTAAAAACTTTTGTTACTTTTACTTCAACATCAATACCTTCTGGAGATATTACATCCTGATATGGTAAAGGATTATCAGTGAAATTACATTTTTCAATAAGAAACTGTTCAGCTGCTAAACCGTACATATTGGTAACAGTAATATCATCAAGAGTTCTACCTTTACGAGTAGACTCTTTATCAAAGATAAGTTGACTCTCAGCCTTTGCTTTGGCCAAGAGTTCTATCAAATTTATATCTTTAAGACTGAACGATCTCATTTGGTTTTCCTTTGGGTGCTATAGGACGATTTAGAAAATCACGATCGCCTGTCTGGCCATCAATGGCGCCATTCATATAAGCAGCAAAGAATGATGCATAATTAGTAATATCAACACAAGAGTCTTCGAGTGACTCAAAGTTCGGTTGATAAGTTGGATCCATTTCCATTGCTTCAAGAACAGATTGCATACGAAGGACTTTCGCAGCCATTGTATCAAGAATAGTAGCACAGCCGCGAGGATAGTAATCGGCCTGCTTTACTCTAGAGTTAGGATTTTGATAGTCATTACTTTTTTTGATTTGTACTTCTGCACACTTTTGCAGAAATCTAATTGAATACTTATCTTTCATTTAATAACCTTTCAAAGTTACTGTTTTACGGCCTTGATTTGCAACAGAATATTTAAAACGCCGAGGTTCAGTTTTAGCATATCCAGGACGGCATTTAACGATTTTACCACCTTTATTAAGATAGTCTTTTACTAGATTTTCAATTTCAGCTTTATGCATTTGGCAATTCCTTTCTGTCTCGTTGAAAGATGATTTCTTCGATTTCTTCTAGAGTCTCTCTGCATGTAGCTAGAAGGGGAGAGTCTGATGCAAGAATGAGTTTCTTAGCAGCGAAGATTTGACCGTAACGATCAAGACCTATAGGTATTTGATTAGCGATTGTTTGAGTGAATGAGTTCATAAGTATCTCCTTTATATGATACTACACTATCACAGTTTTAAGGCAATGTACACAGTTAATTTCATCTTTATGCGTTTTTATATGCATATTCTATAGCCCTATCAGCTTCTACATTAAGTGGTCTTTTTTCATATTTACGGGTCGTTTCATTATCAAGCTCTCTTACTAATTGCTCTATCTCGTACGCTGATATCGGATATTGTTTTTTAATAGCACTTAATGCTGTTGATACCATAATTTTATATATCATAGCGTATCGGCCTGAGTTATCAGTACCAGATATAGTAAACCATTCCTTAATATGATTCTTGTTAACAAATGGACAGTCTCGATATCCAGACCAAACTACATTAGTATTTTCCATCTTAGTCTTACGATGTTCAATAATCTGTGTTTGCATTTCCGGAGATAATCTATCCATGAATGACGAACCTCGCTTTTCAGCGTAAGCATGTTTTGCCATTAACTCGTGAGGATCAATGTTAGCACCAATATTACTGAATATAAAATTGTTAGCCCCAGCATACGCTGCAGGGATGTAATACATTCGAGATAAATCTTTAGTCTGTCCATCTCCGATTTCACCGAGTTCTTTATTGAGAGAGAACCAGAAATGCTTGATTTTAATAGATTCAACTGGCTCACTAAGCGGGAAGACAAGTCTAAACTTTGGATGACTATTGGAACTACTAGCAGTACTATAGCAAACATAAGAAAGACCGCCGAAACGATTACGTAACTCATTCTCTAGGTTTCCTTGAAACTCATGATCATCAACATCAACAGCAGCCCAACCTGACCAATCCAAAACATTTTTGTTTGCCCGAGTTGTATCATTAATATAACTAGCCGGTGATATAAGTTCAGCATCGCTTTTGCCTCCTCTTGGTATTTCTGATAGTTTGTACAACAGCTTCTCAAATTGAGAGAAGCTGTTGAATTTTATTTTACGATTAGTTTTGTTATCATATATAGACTTAAAGAACGTCGCGGAGACTTCCATGATTACCTCTATGATTTGGTGGTGTCCAACCGTGTGGTTTAAGAAGATCTGGCAAACCAAATCTATTTGGTCGACCTGGTTTTACTCCTGGCTCTTTTTCCATATTAGCTTTTAAGACTTTATTCCATGCTGCATTAGCATCAACCTTAAATATATCTAATGTGCCTATAGCAAATACGCACAAATCAATAAGACCATCAACAATTTCTTCGCTATCCGAATTATTTATGGCTGACATCGTTTCGCCGAGTTCTTCATAAATCATTAACATACGAAATTGAATAAATTTTTTCATGAGTTCTTTATCGTGTTTATTTTTTTCAAACCATTCGTCTACACCAAATTTATGGTGCATACCTTCAATGTCGTCAACCCAGTTATCGCTCATTATATTCTCCTTCATTATATATGTAATTATACCACATTTTTAACAGCTTGTAAATAAGAAAATGTGTCTTCCCAACTATTTACTTGATATGTACTATTTTCTCCTCCACGATCATGTACAGCTAATGCAAGTTCATGATCATTTCCACCTTTATCACACTTATCTCCAAAGAAATAGATAACATCTGAAGAATCAAAATCATCAAGAATTTGTGATTTATTATTTCCTTTAGCAGTAATATCTATACCGGTTTCACCAGCAACTTTAAATTCAAACAATGGAAATTGCTCTCGTAACTTAGCAGCAATATTATTTCTTTCGTTAGTATAATTGTCATATGCTACATATTGAATTCGAGTACGATTGCCTATATTTCTTCCTGGAATAGACAAGTTATATAGACCCGGACGTTCTTCAATGTGTTGTCCATTTTGAACTGGAAATGAACTATCAGTGATTGCCTTATTTAAATAGCCCCACATTTCATCCGGTAACTTTAAAGTAGAAGTACGAACATTCTTACCACGTTCCCATACATCATTACCAGAACATTGATAGTTACGCTTAGTCATTCCCCAAATAACTTCTCCAACTTGCTCTCGTGTTTTTTGAATATCACTACCTGTTACTAAATACACTTTATTTAAAGTACAAAAATCAAAGAAAAACTTTGAAAACTCCTCATCCATTTTACCTCTGCTTGGAGTAAGTGTACCGTCAACATCAAAAATATAATGAATCATTTCCAACCCAACCTCTCCCATGGCACTTCTTTGTCACCAAAGTGCCCGTATGTACAGTTCTTACTGTATTCATAAAAATTAAACAAATCAAATCTATCAATAATTCCTTTGGGTGTTAAATCAATTTCTTTTTGAATGAAACTAGCAATTGATCTATTGTGTCCGTTCGAGTCAATGTAAATGCTTGTAGGTTCTTTAACGCCAATAGCATAGCTTAATTGTATGTTACACCAGTCTGCCATTTCGTCTGCTACTACGTTCTTAGCAATCCAACGGGCCATATATGCTGCACTACGATCAACCTTTGTTGGATCTTTACCGCTGAAAGCACCTCCGCCGTGAGGAGCAAAACCGCCATAGGTATCAACAATAATTTTACGTCCTGTAACACCGGCATCACCATCAGGCCCACCAATAACAAAGTTACCTGTAGGATTAAGATGCCATACTGTATTTTCATCTACTAAATCTCCTAGTTCTTCCGTTGCAGCAAGTCTACAGAGGTTTCTTGCTTCTTCTACGTTACCTTCTGTATGTTGTGTACTAATAACAATTTGTGCAATACGCTTAATTACTCCGTCACGCCTTGCGCCATCATACTCTACACTAATTTGAGACTTAGCATCAGGACCTAAAATGTCTCCACGTTTTGTTTTTAAGTTCTTTAACACCGCATGACTATAATGTATAGGTGCTGGCATCATACTTTTTGTGTGATTACAAGCATATCCAAACATAATGCCTTGATCGCCTGCGCCGAAATCATCTGTTCCTAGTGCAATATCATCACTTTGCTCATGTATCATATCACTTATAATTACGTTTTTATGATGAAAGCCTTCTTGTTCATAACCTATTTGTTTTATAACATCCCGGACAATCTCAGCTCTTTTAAGAAATCCTACATTATAATTCTTTACTTCGCCCGCGATAGTTACATGATTTGTTGTAACCAATGTTTCTATTGCAACGCGAGTCGTTTGATCTCCTGCATATAATCCTGCATCTACCAATGCATCTGATATTTGGTCTGCAACTTTATCGGGGTGGCCATCACTTACTGATTCACTTGTAAAGATATATTTATTCATTTATTAAGCTTTCTAAAATATTTAAAACATTTTCACTATCATCATGAGCGCTGCGTCTAATTGCTCCCTTGACACAATTTCTAGTAAAGTCTAATGGATATCGCTTGCTTTCTTTATCCATTCCGGTATTGATTAGATATACGTTACATTTATTATCATTAATTTTACTCATTAGTAAATCACTATAAACATGTATCGGTCTTGGCATAAATGGCGAACCATAACATGGACTAAAGAGTGGCTTGATTTCTGTTGCTCCCTGTTCAGTTCCGGGCATTTGGCTTGTGTATCCAGTTTCAAAGAAACGTCGTACAGTCTCACCAGAAATTTTAGATACCGGAGGAAACACGCCTTTTGCATCCATAGTAAGAAAAAAGATATTAGTTGGATGATTAAATTGTTGGGGTTCATGATACGCGTTTTCAACACAAGTGATAGGATAACTTAATCTTGCGTTTGGTACACCTGGATTTTCTACAACTAAACAGTCACTATTTCTTGCTTTCTCTACTGCATCAAATATAGTTTTATGTGTCTCTGGTGTTAACCCTTCGCTTTTTGCATAACAGCCTGTTTCGATCATTTCAATTCCATCGTGATTCCAAGATACTTCGTCATCACTAATTAATCTATAATCTGGGTCGCTACTAAGGGTAGTTTTACCGGTACCGCTTAATCCAAACATTAAGTTAGTCGTATCATTATATGTAAAAGCACTACAATGCATTGGTAAAATATCATATCTCGGCAGTTCAAAACTAACTACACCAAATATACCTTTTTTGATTTCACCTAGAAATGTTGTCCCAGCAATTAACATAGTTTTAGTATCAAGATTTACATAGATTTTTGGCTCATCAACCTTCAATTCCGTGTTATGCCAAATTGTCCAATCAGAATCATGTGCGCTATGTGGATAAACTTTAGGATCAAAACCATTAGGCAATACATCAAACATATTTTTAACAAATTGTTCATGTCTTTCATCATTAGTATTTATTTTAAATCTAATATTACATGTTTCAAGATATAGTGGTTTTTTATAAATCGATTGAGATATTAACCTAGGTATCATCAGATCTGCAAATTGAAGAAAGTCTTCCATCTTTCCAACTTTATAATACTTTGGTCGAGTCTTATCTAAACACTTTGTTTTTTCTCCAAAGAAATATTTGTTTTCAGGGCTTCGGCCTGTTGGATTTGTTTTAATATTAATATTTGTCATCCAAAGAAATCCTCTAATGTTGCTTGCTCATTTACTGACCACCCAACTGCATCTAATATCGGTTCAAGTGGCTCGATGAATGTTTTCTCAAACTGTTTGTCATAATCTATATATTTGTTTAGATGCAGCGAATCTGGCAAATAATCTGGAAACGAAATGACGTTTTCCCTAATAGGATTCGGAACTTTAAGATAAGTAAATTTAATCTTTTCACCTTTTTGAATCATATCATGTTTTTTATCAAGAGACTTTTCTTTAATTTGATTATTATATAATAAGGCTCCACGAACGTGTATGGGAGTGCCTTTTTTATAGATAGTTCGACGATCTTTCCATTTGTCAAGTTCAGATACACCACGCGGAAACGAAACTTTTTCTGCCGATAACGATTTGAATTCTTGTTTAAAATCATTTATAAACTTACGAGTACTTAATTCATTACCTTTGATAATAACCTTAAATATCTCTTTAAATTTATCACGGACGACTTCAGGAGTACTAGACTTGATAGCTTCAATACCCATGATTTTAAGTTTCGGTTCAGCATATTGCACACCTTCATTATTGTGCACATTTAGAATATATCTTTTCTTTGCTGTCCAGATACCACGATCTGCTATGACTTCTCTACCCATTTCCATGCGAGGAGTGTACGCATTTAACTTATGAAATAATTCATCATAAGCAGATGCAATCATTGGCTCGAAGTGTGTCTTACAAATTTTGTCCAATGCTTTAACAGGATCTGCTGGCGCCAGTTGAGCAACAAGAGGACCAAAATTAATATAGACTGAGTCAGTGTCAATAGCAATAACATAATCTTTTCCTTTAGTTTTAAGTACCTTATTCATTTCATTGTTAATAGCCCGTTCAGCCCATTTAATAGAAAGTTGACCGGTAAGTGTAACGCTCTCTGCAAGAGCATTATCAAAGAACTTAAAGTACTTATTTGCCATTGCACCGTATAATGAGTTAAGTAGGATTTTAATAGCCATCTGATTATTTTCAAGTTGATTGATTTCAGACTCTAGAGATTTGTTTTTTGTTTCTTCATATTCTTGTTTTACTTTCAACATTTTTTGTTTAATCACACTGCGTTCTGCATAGTACTCAACAATAAGCTCTGGAATAATACCTTGCTTCTTTTTACTGAATGGCACGCCACTAGCACATAATGAATAATCATCGGTCTGAATATCATCATTATTTAAATAATGATTAACACCTTGAGTAAAATGATCCCATGTTTTGTCTTTAATAATAGTCTCAGGCGATATATTAGATTGTACAATAATATTTGGATACAGTGAATTTAAATCAAAAGACACTACCCAATCATAAGCGCCTGGTCGAGGCGACTTTACATAACCACCTGCAATTGTACGCTGAGCTTGTTTAGCACCATTAGCGTCATAGGTTTGATTGTCTGGATTACCGACTAAGCCGTACATACATTGAGAAATCTGTTCAACTGGTGGTATCACACCATTTTTAAGAAGGCGGCGATAGATAATTGATTCCCATATAGCCGTAGTGCCAAAAGTATCACTTACATTAACACCACCTTTATAGGCCATAGTTAAAACTAAGTTAATAAGACCCATCTTACTATCGATGCGGTCAACAAGCTGAACATCCTTAATATTATAATCAATAAATTTTTGATGGTCTGCTTTGTATAAGTTGTGAAGATTGCCATGCTCTTCATATGATAATTTGTTTTCACCTAGTACGGTATAAGCAATATGATCTAGCTTATAAGACTCTTGAGGTCCGTAAGAATAACCAAACTTTTTAAATAATTCAATATAGTCAGCAATTTGAATGCCTTCTAACTCATAACCATATTTCGCACTTTTTTGACCTCGAGATGTACCTGTTCCGACATTATTCCACGGAGAAAGTCTCCGAGCCGGTTTACATTTTATTTGGCCATCTTCACCTGGTATTTCTCCGGCAAGTCTACAGATTCTATTAACTAAATACGGAATATCAAATTGGCGGATATACCATCCAGTAACGATGTCTGGATAATTTTTAGTCCAATAGTTTATAAACGAAACTAATAACTCAGTTTCAGTATTACATTTATGATATTTGATATGATTGCCAGCCATATCTAGTTCAGTCTTAGCAGGATCGTATTCGTCTAAACCCCAAACTTGATATATAGATGACTTACTGGATTTTAAAGCTATTGAAATAACTGGATGTAATGCCACATCCGGACTAGGAAATCCATCATCTGATGCAACTTCAATATCAAAATTAACTATATTAATATGTTTCTGATTAAATTCTATATCAGTTGGAAAGTTATCAGTAATATATTGATGAACGTAATTCCTAGTTCCGTAGACTTTCACGCCTTCCATATCTTTGTATGTGTCTAGAAATTCTTTACCTTGATACATTGTATCAAACTGATATGAGTTTAAATAATTACCATCAAGGGATCGGTATTTAGATGGATCCTTTGATGGTAAAAAAAATGTTGGACCGAACTTTTCACGTTTTTCAATCCGAGTACCATTAGCAGTATAACCACGATACAAAATTTCACCTTTATGGCGATTGATAGATGTATAAAAATTATTCAAAACATTCCTCCGTCATTGGAGTAATTATAACATAATATAGAGGTAATGTAAACCTTTAATCTTTCTTCGAGACAAAAGAATACATTTCTTTGGCCTTTGCCATCATATCTTCAACTGAATACATTTTGTACGCATCTTGCAATTCAGTCATATTCTTTTGGCCTTGATCATACATATCGGTAGCAAGTTGAATATTCATTTTATATTGTTGATCCATATAGTCTTTAGCCATTTGAAGCATTTCAGCTCTAATTTCAAAAGGGTTTTTCTGTGTCATGTGTGTGTTCCTTTATGTTAAAAAGTTAAAAAGGGCATTTCTGCCCTTTTTTGTTAGCTACGCAATTTTTGCATTTCCATCATACATTTTTTCGATTCCTCGTAATATCCCATTCGTGCGAGTTCCGCCGCTGCCCTGGAATATCCCATCGCCAAGCTGAAGCGTTCGAATGCAGACCAAAATCCCGACAATGGCGAAAATATAGTAGATGCTATACTTGTTGCCATTAGCTCCATCCTTTTAAATTAGGATTGGATGCTGGTTCGGAATAACGATAGTTTGCTCTTCGAACAAATTCCCAGTCACCTCGTGCAATTGCTTCAATATCACCTCTTGTGATACCAATATCACGTAATTCTTTATCATTTAATGATTTAAGTTCATTACGTGTTTCTCTAACTCCATTTCTAAATTTTAGATGCTTCCAAAATGAAGATAGTGATTCAATAATTAGCTCAATTGCTTTCGTTGAGTAGTTGTGTGCTGTTAATATTACTTGTGTCATTTGTTTTCCTCGTTTGACCAATTTTGATTTTACGAGGACGCATTTCTTCTGGGATTTCATACTTCAGTTCTACAGCAAGTATGCCATCTTGAATATCTGCTCCGTTTACTTGAACGTGTTCAGACAATCGAAAAGTACGTTTAAACTTCTTGGTACTAATACCACGATGAATAAAGTCTCTCCCTTTACTTACGTGTTCTCCTGTTATCATTAAAGTTCTATCTTTAACTTCGATTGATAATTCATCTTTTGAAAAACCAGCAACTGCGAGTTCAATAAGATACTCGTGCTCAGATGCTCTAATAATATTATGGGGTGGATAATGATCAGCTGCGTGACGAACGGTGTGTTCCATTTCATTAAACAGATGATCGAATCCTACAAAAGATGATCGCGGAAATAGTGTTTGTATGCCTGTCATTTTGGTGTTCTCCTCTTCCAAGCAAGAATGTTCTGGGACCAGATTGTTCTGCATCCCGCCGTATTTGGACAATTCCTACGAATTGCCTCTATAGTATATATAGTACTTTATTTAAAAAAGTAAATAGGCTATATCAAAAAAATATTATTTTCGGCCAATATTATACTTTGGACAAAGCTCCCACTGATCTTTATCCTTAAAAGATATAATTTTAATCTGTCTTAAGGGAGCAACTGGTTTAGCTTTTTCAGAATTGTCGATGGTGATTAAACCCCAATCAGAAATTAATGTTGCAATAGTATTTCGTCTAGCAACATCACTTTCTTCTAATGTGGATTTTTTACCATCAAGTAAAAACAATTCCTTAAAATGTACAATAAAATAACGACCTTGCTTATGTAAAATATGGCAAGATTGAAATAGTTTTTTTTCTTTTCGGGATGCCACGCCAATGCGTGTAAGAGTTTCTCTAACTTTTAGAAAATCATCTGGATCGTTAAGAGTAATCTCCAACATTGAATCAGGAGACCAGTCTACTAAAGTAGCTTCTTCATTCATTTTTTCAACTCACTTCTAATATATTCTATTCACGATAATGTACTCATGATAGCTATATTTATACTAATTAAATTTTTAGCGGGTTTTACCACCTTTACTAATTGCTGAATGAATTTTATCAAGGTGCTCTTTATTAATAAGTGAGAGTACTTGGTAAGCTTTTTCTTTTGAATATCCATAGTATTCTTTAATAGCATCAATGTCTTTTGACTTATCTTCCTTTGTCCATTTAGAAAATCGTTTACGCTGTCTGACGATTTGTCGATAAAAATCATATTGAAGTCTATTGTCCAGATGAGCATTTAAATTCATTTCATTTGCCATCAAGACGGTATCATTAAAATATGATAGAGTTCTATTAATTACAAAGGCTGCATAGTCTTTTTCATCAAGATCATCAGACATAATGTCTTTCTTTGATGTGTTTATACTGTTTAGATAATCAAAGGGACTCATAGTGATTGAGCCACGGTTTGAATTCTCATAACATCAACCGCAATATCGTGCTTTGGATCATGATGAATAAATTTATCCCCGACCGTGGGCGGCATGAACTTGTTATTTAGATCTGTACCCCATGCCATACCATCAATAAGCGACCGTGTATCACGGACTATCCACCATGGATATGGTGTAATATTATCAGTATCTTTCATAATATAATCAAAGAAAACAGGATCAAAAGTATTACCACGTGTGTATAGCTTTTTAAGATTGCTAGGTTGATGCTCAACAAAAAAATCATATAGCTCAACAATTGACACATCATCTTCAGACGGTTTAAGTTGCAACTGTGCTTCTTTAGGCTGATTCTTCCACCACTCAATAGTATCCTTTTGAACAGATCTACCATATTCTTTGACTTGTTCATCAACATTAAATTTAATCATGTGACAATTCTTTAACAGTTCTTCATACTCATATGGCTTAGTAATAAATCGTGATTCGTCAAATGATAACATAGCAAAAGAAATTACTACACCATTTACCGCATCTTGAGATAACGTTTCAAAGTCATATACTACAGCATTATCCATTATTGGAACTCCACGTTAGCCATTAGCTCTGTCATACAAGCAACCACATTCAGTTCTTGATCAGCGACAAAAGCTTGTTTATATTGATAGTCCGCAAGAATAAGAACAACCTGCGGAACAGAATTTGGTTTCATATGATTATACATGCGATCATAAATTCCACGAAAAATAGCAGAAGCATCGGTGTCAATATTATTAACAACCCAGCTTCTCATTTTCTTAAAATCTTTTTCTTTAATACATTTCAAGAGTAAGTCAATTTCAGTGATAGAAGAACTAGAAGAACCACTACTACTAAAACTACCACCCACTGATCGTCTTTGAAGTTCATTTAAGACTCTCCTCCAATCTGGAGCATGTTTCATAATTATATTAACAAGATCTTTTGCATCATATGTAATATTTTCTTGTTCAAGAATATTACGAGTATGCCTAAAAAAATCTTTAGCCAATTCGCTTAGATCTTTCTTTGAAGTATTAAATTCATATACACCACATCGAGAATGAAGTGGTTCAATAATACGATTTTTAAAATTACAGGTTAAGATAAACCGACAATTGTTAGAAAACTCTTCAATAAAAGCCCTTAAAGCCGGTTGAGTTGATTGAGCGTTTAAGTAATCAGCTTCATCAAGGATGACTACTTTGTAGCCACCCTGTAAAGATAATGATGAAGCAAATTGTTTTATTTTACCACGAAGGGTATCAATGTTACCTTCTTCAGAACCATTCACTAAAATGTAATCTAAGTCAAGAGAATTACATAATGCTTTTGCAACAGTAGTTTTGCCTAGGCCGGCAGACCCCGTAAATAACATATTTGGGAGTTCACCGGTCTTGACAATTTCTAAAAATGTTGATTTTAATTCAGAAGGTAGGATAGTTTGTTCAATCGTTTGTGGGCGATATTTTTCAACCCACAGAAATTCATTATCAAGATTCATTATATAGTCTATCCTTA